GTGTAGCTCCACTTAGGCCTGTGGCAGCACCAGCTTGACCTGAATATTTTGTTCCAATTTGGTCATTACGCACGATTTGTGTCTCAACATCGAAGAACAACTCTGTAAGCTGTTTTGTTTGTTGATATGCTTGAGGATCACCACCACTTTGCATCATTGCGCGAGCTGTACCGCTGGCACCGATTACAGTTGCGAAGATTTGTGTATAGTTGCTAAGGTTATAACGACTATTACTTTGTGCCATTGATGGAACTACGGCAGCACCCTCTTGCCAAGCTTGTGTGCCTGGTAAACGGAATGTGTCCACGGTCCATAAATGGTTGGTAGCATTGGCTTTACGCTTTTTGCTCATTGCCATATTAAGAATAGGAGTATCATCTTTTACACGGTTTGATACATCTAAATCTAAATCTTTTACTACGATATCGGTGGCATACGCGGTAGTACCCGTTCCGATTTGACTTGTTGTTATACTAGACATTTTAGTTTCCTTTAATTATTTTTTCCTGGCGGCTTGTATTTGTTTTAGCCTTGCTTCCAGTAAATTGTCACCGGCTTTTTTATCACCGGCATAAGCCTGTTTTCTGAGATTTGAGAGGTCATCATTTGGATTAGCATTTGAACTCAATGATCGGCCGGTTTTACTCAAGCTGTTGATACTTGCTGTTGATTTAATTGAGGGCTTATTACGATATTTTAATCCATCGTTAATAATGCCCAGCAATGCTTCATCGCTCATAATCATATCTATATTTTTAATGCCTGGTATTAGTTCACCGTTAGCACCCTGCCACACCTTACCCAACCGGGTTTTTAATTCATTGTAAAGATACTCATTTTTAAGTTCTTTGTCTTGGAATGATTTGCGGTTGGTTTCCAGTATGGTTTTAACTTGTTCTTGACGAATCTTTTTAAATTCATCTACATTGGGTTTTAACTTTGCGATTATATCACTTTGTTGACGAATATACTGCTCATTTTGTTGTAAGTTAGCCATAATGCGAGCACGTTCTGCTTCATCATATGTATTTGCCAACTGTTGTTGGAATGTCTGCTGATATTTGTTTACTTTAATGATTTCATCATAAGCTTGTTGTAGCTGTGGTTGAACTGTAAATTCCATTGCCAGCGTCAAGCCCTCTTGATATGCTGTTTTTTCTTTTAGATATTCATCGAATTCACTGCGTTGTATTTTTAACTGTCTCGCATCTTCACTTATAGCTGATCCTTGACCCAGTATGGCAGCTGCTTTTTTGGCATCGATTACAATATCCTCACCATTGCGCTTGAATTTAAATTTAGCATTAGGATTGGTATTGGCGAATTCTACAAAGTCAATTAACTCATCTTGTGTAGTACTTTCTGTATCGTCAACAGCATCGACCTCACTTACCTCATCGGGGGCTACTGGTGATTCTGTTAGTTCTGCTGGTGTGTCTTCGGTGTCAGTTACTTCAGTATCCTCGAATGTATCCACTTGAGGAACTTGGGGTTTTTCATCTCCCATTGTAGGCTCTTTGACTTCAGTTGGTTGGTTACGGTTTGGTAAGGCAGCATTACGCTGAGCTACCATTGCGGCCATTTTTGCGGCAATCTGAGAATCCAAGTTATCTACTGTGCTATTAACGGCCTGGGTGTTGTCACCGGTAGGATTAATAATGTCTGTCATTGTGTGCTTTCTTCAGCGGGGGTGTTTAACCTTACCACTTGTTGTTTATAGTATATTGCTTTCTGTAAGAAGGCAATATAATTATCGATACCAGTAAGTTGATTACTAATAGCGACACGCTTGTTATTCGAATCTAAATCGTGCGCCTTTATTTGGGTTAGCTCGTCCATTGATTCGAATTTAAATTGATGTATGGTCAGTGCTAAGTGCTTATTTTTTAATAAGTTCTCAGCTTCTGTGCCAGCATCAAGGATCTTTTGTTTTTGTACTGGTGACATTGTTTTAATGTTATTGGGGTTTGTCACCAATCGTGTGTTAAATGCTTCGATTACGTCAGGATTAATCATTATGCTTTTACCCCATTTGCGGAATGTCCTTTAGCAAGCGATAATAAACTTAATTTTGTCTGAGCATCCGTTCCCATTGTTGATGCCATTGTTTGCTGTGCTTTTGCCGCATCTAATTGTGATTTAGGTGATTGACCACCAAGATGGCTGGCAATCTCTTGCGCACGTGCGTTGTTTAATGCTGTCTCACTTTGAGTTTTTAATGCTTCTGGGTTAGGTGGCTGCTGTTGTGCTTGTTTGGCTGAGGCCATTATTTCTTCATCAGTTGGCAATATGGTGTCTGAATTTTTAATACCCATAATATATAATAAATCTATAAATGGTTTCTTTAACTTTTTAAGCAAGCTGGGTGTTAATGTGCCTGATGATATGGTAGTGGCTACCAATTGACCAAATTGTTGCTGTGCTTGTATAATACTGGTTTGTCTCTGTATACGGTTTTCATCACTCATCATTCCAACTGCGAGCTCTATATGTATCAATTTACGGTCGAATATATTAAGGTCATCCCATTGTTTGTAATCAAGGAACTCGGCGAGGCCTTGTGGATGGAATCTTTGTGCCAACTTTTTAACACCATAATCATCACCGTGTTGAACTAGTGTGCGCCATATAATATAAATCAACTCTTTTAACCCATCGGCAGCATTGCGCACGGTGTTGTCTTGTATAATTTGATTTGGTGTTAGAGCCAATTGAAGTTTTTGACCACTGTTGCCTGCGGCCATAATCTCCGGATTAAATACATCTTGTGGTTGTGTCATACCAATAATAGCCATAGTGTCTTGTTGCATACGTGACATTGCCGCATCGATAAATTGTAAATTACCTGAGGGCATTGGCAATGGATATACATCAGTGGTGGGGTCGAATTTATTGTCTAATACAAAGATGGCTGCTTCACCGTCTTGGAACATTTCGAAGTCAACACGGTCTGGTTTAATACCAATGCGTGGCACTGCGGTTTGTAAGCCCAAGGCTATTTCCGCACGTGACGCACTGGTCATATATTCCTGCATTGGCACTACCGATTCGGCTATACTCATACCATAGAAGTTGCCGGGCAAGGGTTTTGGACACATATTGGCAACTGGTATAAATTCTACTTCCTCTGCGGATATAATATAACTACCTGAGTATACTATTTTAATCAACTCTAACTCACCGTCACCATCGATGTCATATTTGTCCCATACGGTAATAATTGATATTAGTCTCGAGTCTGGATCAGCACCCACACCGCTTTCAACTGGTATACCAATCACTGGCACTGAATCACGAGCATGTATGGCTAAGTTGTTTAACACTGAACCCGATTGGAATACACCCGTTTGATTATACTCGGCATACGTGCGGAAGTCTTCCATATGGTCTTGTATTTGTGGATACAAATGTGTGGCTTCTTGAATGGTCATTGGATCATAGAATCCGCAAAATACTTGATCCTTCATTTCTTGTACGGTTGGGTCGCATATCCAGTAGTGTTGAGCTATACTGCGGAATTTAATATTTAAGTTATACCCAGTTAGCTTGTATTTAGCTTTATGTATGGTATTGCGAGCTATACTGTCATTTAATACTGATTCACCTTGTTCTAACTCTACATTGGCAGCGGGCTCTTCTTCACCCTCAGGTTTTGACATATTGTCTATTATTGCTTGTATGTTGGCTTCGTGTTGTGCTTGCGGTAAGTTTTGTAAGAATTGTTGAGTTTCTTTTAACACTTGAGTGATGTCTACTCTATGTGCTTTACGTGATTGTCTCAATGGGGTAAGGCCTGAATCTTTTGCTTGTTGTTCGAAGGCTTTTAATTGATCAGTTGTACCTTCTATTTCTACATAACGAGTTATGGTCTCACGTTGTGGTAAAGCCATAAGCATACCGTTTTTATGTAAAGCGGCATCCATAACCCAACGTTGTAATATATAATGAGGATCGTTATCTTGGTTAAGTATCTTTGACACCATTTCAGTAGCTTGGCGAGCTGCTTCATCATCATTGCCATCATTGGGGGCAAATTCAAAGTTTAACTCACCATTAGGAATAAGGCCCTTAACCACTACACTGGTGACATAATCTACTGCTGGCTTTACAACTGGGTGTATATAATCTATGCCATTGATGGGGCTGGTTGATTCATTTACACATAACCCGAGGTAATGATAATCTGATTGCCTGTTCACGGCATTTTTTGTTCCGCAATATCTTAAATAAGCCGCCATCTTTGTAATCAACTGTGTATGGAGACGCACGAACCTACCTTCAGCCCCTTGACTACTTAGATGATTTACTACTTTGAATTTAATATTAAGCATATATTATTTATGATGCCTTTGGTTTTTTAACTGGCTTGGGTTTGGGTTTGGGTTTGGGTTTGGTCTCGGGTTTTTTACCCCATATTAAATCCCAATTACTATTGTATTTTTCTGCGTCACCTGGACGACGATTACTACCTTTACTCATTTCACAGTTCCTTATGTTGAAAATACTTGTTTTAACTCACTGGTTTTATTATAGTCAGTGGTTTTTTTAACTTGATTACGATACTGTGCCATACGCTGTCTTGGATTTAAGTTATCCCACGGTTCTGCTAAATTTTGTAAACAAGCCAAGAGTCCATAACGTGCGCTATCTATGGCATCATCTGGATCACTAAATCTACCATGTAAGTCTACACTATAATTTTTAGCTTGTCTTAGGAACTCAACGCAGTTTTCGTTGATGAGGAATGTTTCCTGTGTTAACATTTGTCGCATTATATTTATACCATAACTTTTATGGTTGGTAGTACGGCCCTGTATGTCTGGTGGATTCATTATGGCACCTGGTAAGACATTTAATTCATAACTTTCAAACATTTCTCTTAATGACAATGATGACATGGTATATCTACCTTGAGTTCCAGCATCAGCCGGTAATACTATGGGTGTGCCATATACTTCTGGACGCATTAAATGTTGTATGTATAATGTTGGATCAGCTTCTTCAACTCCGTTTAATACAATTTGAGTATTAAGCCACAGTGTTTTTGATTGGGGCTGCCAATATATTAGACTAATTACGGTTTGATCATTTACCAGTCCCAAGTCTAAGGAGATAACACGGTGTACATTGGGTATGGTGGCAAAATCATATTCACCTGTTTTATATGTGGGCCAATTGGCTATTTGGAATACGGCACCTTTGCCCATTAAGGGTCTACCATTTAGTCTCGCTTCACGTTCATAAGGCATCCAGTCTGCCATCATTTGCTTGCGTGTTGACTCCAGCAAAAATGGCTCACCCCATAAATTATATTCTGGAACATTATTCCAACCTACCTGAACATACTCATAACCTGGTTTAGCTTCAAGGAAGTTTTCTACCAGTTTGGTCATGCCTTTTAATGGTGTAAAGCTACATAACACTTGACCTTGTGTTGTCGCAGTTCTTGTTACTAATTCTGAGAAGAAGTCATCGGGTGGTTGCTCATCTAACACCACCAAATCCAGTTTGAATCCCTGCATCTGGCGAGTTTCCTGTGTATAGTTGACAAACCTTAGCTCACTGCTGTCACCGGCAACATGTTTTATCTGTAGCATTATAACGTTGGGTCCATCGGCTCGTATGGTATCCATTTTGATATTGTCTTTTGGTATACTGCCAGTGCCAATGTCTTGAGTTATTTTAACATCACGTGTACCCAATAACTCATTTTGTAACACGTTGGCTACTTGTTGCCACGATTCACCGGCTACCACTGCGGATATACCCTGTGTAAATCTTTTACCCACCCACCACTCGGGATATAATCCAGTTAGGTGCATAGCCAGTTCGAAGCAGGTGGCTACGGTCTTGCCAGTTCTATTACCGGCGATTAATCCGCGACGTGGGCTATTACCAGTTGCGAAGAATTTCATTTGATGCTGGAATGGTCTAAAGTACTTAAGCTGATTATACCGCATGTCATCGGCTATACTCATCACCAAGTCTTGGAACTTTAACTGAACATCAGTTGTCCAGTTGTTGTACTCTGCTATTGTGAGATTATTATCTTCAAGGGTTTGTTTTAATGCGCGGGTGGCGATGACATTAAGTGGTAGTAACATGGTTGGGTTCCTCTTTGAAGGTACTCAACACACAGTTAACATAATACAAGCTTTCACTCAAGTGATGTATGTCTTCGGGTGACATTAACCAAGTTGATGGGTTGTTTATTTTCGTTTCTTGATCTTTGGCCAAGCCTGCTTGTAATCTCTCGCTGATTAATCTGAGAATATGTTCACTGTTGCCAATACGCTTTTCTAAATAAGCCAAGCGTAAAGTACTATTTACCTTTTGGCTTATTTTAACATCTTCTATTAAGTGTTGTTGCGCAATACTCATTAGTTCACCCAAGGGTTAATACTTTGTCCTGATTCTTCTTCTACATAATCACGATCGATCCATATGTCCCATTGGTTTGTAACTCTGTTGATTTCTTTTTTCATCATCTCTGCTCTCAACAGTTTACCACGTGGTGTTAATTGTCCATTCTCATGTTGTAATAACTGCTCACCAGTGCGAGGATCTACCCATACAATATACTCCGGGCGAATACGGCCGAATTTGTCTTGCTTCTCACCAACTGGTCTGGTGTCCAAGGGTCCCAATGCTTCATAACTTATGGCACCGTTTGTATACTTGCGGAATAATACATCTATCTTACGATCTTCTGCTCGAAAGTTTTCATCTGGATGTGTCATAGTTCTACACACAAAGGAATTCTGAATGGTGTCTATGTGTGGTAAACGAGCATCACGTGGGGGTACGGGCTTTAAGTTTTCAGTGGGTACGGCGTCTAATTTGTCATAGTATGGATTAACAGTACCTAAATACTTTGCGTCAATCTTCTCACCATTTAACGCACTTAAGGCTATGGTATACTTTAAACTGTTTGCTCGACCTTTTAATGATAATATCAAACCAGTTTGATCATATACGAATCTTTCCAACTCTGTCGCAGTGGGGAAGTCATTTTGTAAACCGTCAAGGGTGAATTCGCTGTCAGCGGCGGGTGATTTAATGGTGTCGGTTATGGTTTTAACCAGTGCTTTACCCTCAGGTGAACCCGCCGTTACTGAAGGTGTGTCCCATATATTGT